ATGGATAATGAGGAATATGCTAGAAGAGAAGAGTTTCGGAAGAAGCTTAAGGACGAGTGGGCGTCGTTGTGGAGGGAGCGGTTTGATGATAGGTTTAGGGCTGAGGGTGTTTCTGTTCGGGATTATCCCTTGCTTCTTATGGATCGGGGTTGTGTTGTTTTCGCAAGCAGAAACGCCAAAACTCCGAGTTTTTCAGAGATAGTCGATTTTTGGAGTGTTCAAGGTCGCGTTTACTCTCCTGATCCCCTCACTGGCGGGTGGGGCAAGTTTTTCCGGACAGAGTTGAAAAAGCATGCTCATTTGCGTGCTAAGATGCTTGAGAGTCAGCAGCCTAAGGCTAAAGGTGAGAAGCAAAAGCAACAGTCGAAGAAGGGTGGAAGAGGCTGGCTTCACAAATAATCAGCGTACGTGCCTGTTTCGTAATTTGCCATGAACCTTGTCTGTGACTAAGCTTATTGGCTGTGCATATTCCAACAACGTATGCCGTAAAACCTCACTCTCATCCATTCCAAAGCTAATGCATTTCTTTTCCAAAGGCTTCTTCATTTCGGGCGTTAGATAAACCTTGACGATTTTCCGTGCCAACGCAAGGGTCCTTCTAGGGGTCCTTCTACGGTACCACATGGTATTTCAATTGATAAGACCATTGCTAACGTGAAAGCTTCAAAGCTCGCCGCCTCTGAGTGGCGTGAGTGAGAACCTTGACACACAAAAGAAGCAAGGAGAAAGAGCAGTTGAGGCGAATTCGCAAAATCATCTTATCCACGAGCTATTGTGATCATGATAGGGGCGAGATGGTTTCTATAATGTCACGTGAAGATGTCCTCGGATTACTAGGCGGGATTGTTGAAGTCAGTCTAGCACCGGATGTTGAAAGAGGCGAGATTTTGATCGATTCACATGGAAATGGAAGCTTTCAGAGGCACGCCAATTATGGCTAGAGGAAAGCCTTGGACCCATGATGAAATTAGTCTGTTAATGAACATGGCCGCCCAAGGCATGTCGCCTCAACAGATCTATGACAGCGGCAAACTACCTGGCAGAACATTCCGGGCTATTGCTAAGGAACTGCACAGCTACGGTACTATAGTGCGCACTTCCCCTGCCGCAATAGTGAGCACTATAGAAGCTGCTCCAGACGCATTGACTATGGAAAAAGTTGTTAAGCTCTTTAGTACGGCTTTCATGAACATATGCAGCTCGAAGGAAGTCAATAAGCTTGTGCTTGAGCGGTTTCGCATAATTTTCCAGGCTGCTAAGGATTACGGTCCATTATTAGCAAGTTATGAGAAGTGGGAGAAGATTGAGAAGCAGATTGGAGAACTTGAGGCTGCTGTGGGAGAGTTACAAGCAGCGAAGGAGCCTAGGAAAACTTCGGAAGCTTGATGAAAAAATCAGGCATATGCAACGCGAAAGAGATATCGAAGTCAAAGACCCTGTGGATTACGCCGAGAAAGTTCTGGGCATGAAGCCCTTTTCGTATCAAGCTGAATTGCTCAGGGATCCAAGCAAACGTATAGTTGCTTGTATGGGCCGCCAAACAGGCAAAACAACAACAATAGCCATGAAAGCTATCTACCTCGCAGAGACAAATCCGAATGTGACCATTTTGATAACGTCTCCGAGCCTACGTCAAAGCATGATAATGTTCGACCGCATGGCGGACTTTGTCTACTCCAAACCGCGCCTGAGAAATAGAATTCGAAGAGCGACAAGAACTCTAATCCATTTCGACAATGGCACTCGCATAATAGCCTTACCGTGCAGTCAAAACTTGCTGCGTGGTTACACAGCACAAATAGTGATTTCGGATGAAGCAGGTTTCATGCCTGAAGAAGTCATCACGCAGGTCCTCTTTCCGATGCTCAGTACAACAGATGGTTACGCAATCTTTCTAGGCACGCCCTGGGGCAAGGAGCATTTCTTTTATCGAGCGTTCGTCAACCCCGCTTACAGCGTGCACAAAGTAAAATCTAGTGAATGCCCACTAATTAAGCCGGAATTTCTTGAAGAAATGAAAGCTAACATGACCCGCGACGCCTACCTAATGGAATATGAAGCCGAGTTCATCGAAGCCTTAAACAGTTATTTCCCACAAGACCTTATCCGTGGATGCGTCGAGCTTGCACAAGAAATCGGACTTGAACTATGCATCAACCTAGAATTAAAACTTCCAAGCGGCGATTACTATGCCGGTGTCGATTTCGGCAAGCTACAAGACTACTCGGTCATATCTGTCCTAAAACGTGAAGGCGAAAAACTCAAACTCATTTACATTCATCAGTTTCCACTCGGAACGCCTTATACTCATGTAATAGGCCATCTTGTACGTGCACAACAAAAATTCCAGTTTCATCTGGTTCTTGTAGATCAAACGGGTCTGGGAGAACCCGTTCTAGAAGAGACCCGCAACCAAGGCGTAACTTGTGCTGAGGGCTTGACGTTCACGCTTCAAGCAAAGGAAGATCTACTCACAACTCTGAAAATTGCCATGGAACAGAATCGCTTAGCAATACCATATCATAGACAGCTTTGTCAACAAATCAATGAACAGCAATTTGAATACAGCAAGAGCGGACACTTACAGTTTAGCCATCCCCCAAACAGCCATGATGACATGCTCTGGAGCCTGGCGTTGGCGGTTTACGCTTCCACGCAGGCGCCTCCCCCAGGAAAAGGTGCAGTTATGCTTTCACACTAAAAGGGTTCAGAAAAGATCTCCAAAAAGGCGTCTGAAAAGGTCTTAGAAAATGAGTTTCTTGGCTAAGAGAGTTCGTAAAGTAATCAGACAGTTTTCGGCTTCGTTTGTTGCTCAGCGCCATGTTCCGCCAGACCTAAGTAAACGGCAGGTTGAAGAGGAGATCCCGGTTAGCTGGAAAGCTGACGGCATGCTGTGGGGCTATGTTACTCGCTATGTGCTTAAGGGCTCTGGCGCTGGCTTCGTGACGCCTCCATACACAGCGTACTGGGAGCGCGTCTGGGGCGCTGTCCCGATCGAGGACCTACCGAAATACAAGGACCTTTACACGTTCACGCCGTACGTCAAGGCATGTATTGATGTTACGGTAAACCTGGCCGTCAGTAATGGGTTCGAGCTGGAGGGTGGGAATGACTCCGTCCGCGAGTGGCTCACGGATTGGCTTGATGAACATAACATTCTGCAGACTCTGCGGATCACGGCCACAGATATGCTTGTTTTTGGAAATGGAGAGTTTGAGATTTGCCGAGAAGAAGCCTTGCCGCCTGAAGAGTGGTGGCTTAAGCCTCTTGATCCAGTGCATATACGCGTAAGGCGTGACGCCTACGGCCAGGTGTTTGGCTACATCCAATTGCTGACCTTCCCTCCTGTCGTCTTCACAGCTCAGGACATTGTTCATTTTCGCTGGGGCGCTAAAAGCTGGTGGTACGAGTTCAGCTATGGCACTAGCCAGTTAAGGCCCTTGCTGAAGATTCAGGCTCTGATTGATCAGCTTGAAGACGATATGGCCATTATTGTGCACACTTACGCTAAGCCCATGCTCGTTGTGAAGGCCGGCACTCCCGAGAGGCCGTTCAGCGATCCGCAGTTGCAAGGTCTTGTCGAAGCTTTCCGCGACCGCAAACCCGCTACCGACGTATTCGTGCGAGGAGACGTAACGGTTGATGTCGTTCCCAGCCTGACGAAAGACGTTAACATTCAATGGTGGCTCGACTATCTGTACAAGCAACGTGAAGCCGTTCTAGGTGTTCCGAAAATCTTCCTGGGTGAAAGCGAGCGGACGAACCGGGCCACGGCTGAGATCGTGATGCAAGAGTACGTGACGCGGCTGCGCATGCTCCAAGAACTCATGGGGGACATGCTTGAGACCGAACTGTTCAAGCAGCTTATCCAGGCCAAGTTTGGCGAGGACCAAGAAGTGCCGCACATTAAATGGCGCCCCATATGGGAGCCCACATTGGATACCAAGGCCAAGTTTATAGGTGACCTGGTCGAGAAGGGCATTATTCTTCCGTCTGAAGCTCGCCCTCAGCTCGGCTACCCGGAACAGCCGACGGATGAGATGTTAGCAGCTGCAAACATGCTCCCTGCTCCGAAGCCCAAGAGCGAAAGCAGGAAGGTTGTTGATGGCGTCGTTGAAGCCCTGCAAAGCGAGGACTAGTGCTTGAGTTTTGCTTGTCGAAAGTTGTGTGGATATGATTTGAGAAGGATACATTTGAGCTGTCTTTTCTGTAGACTTCGGCGTTTCTTCTACGGTAAAATGGACAGGAAACAGTATCATTATAACCGGTACATGCGGATTGTCATGCCGCAAGATTGCACGCAGTACATTTTGTTCATCGATAATAAGCGGCGCCTTGCATCCGTCAAGGGCCTGATTCTGAAGAGGTTGCTCACATTTTGTGAATGGTTATCAAATTAACTGGTGAAAGTATGCCTGGACTTGAAGAAGCTGAGACTGTTTGGCGTTACCGGGTAGCGGACCCTGGCAAGTTTGAGAAGTTCCGCGTGAAAGAGCTTGGGAAAGGCGTTAAAATCACGCTTGGAAAAGTCAAGGGTAGCGACCGGTGGGAGATCCAGAACTACATGTTCGAGAAGGAACGGTTCAAAACTCGTGAGCAAGTGCGCAGTTGGCTTGATTCTCACCTGAAAGGCGAGATTCAGACCCTGCTGGATTTCAAGGCTTGGAACGAGTACCGGCGCCGCGTTGTGAATGCGTATTTGCGGATCTCAAACGTTGAATAAGAGGTTTTGAAAGATGCAACTCCGTTATTATATGCCCTTCAAAGCCCAAAGCGGGGTTTTAATAGAGGACGCTCTAAAGAACAAACTTCTAAACATTGAGGGCATAGCGATAGATACAAGCGTCAACGCCAATAAATGGCAAGTACCAGAGGAAGACTTAGACTTCTTTACTGCGACCTTGCAAAATGCTCAACTCCGTGTAGACCATGCGGAAAGCGCCTTGATGATTGTCGGGAAAGTCGGCGAAGCTAAGCGCGTAGGTACTCAAGTCCTGTACCGTGCTGAAGTTGGTGAAGAGAAACTCATCGAGAAAATTTTGCGCAATTACGTTACCCACGTTTCCGCTCAGGTTGATAGTGAGGATGTCGAATGCAGTAAGTGTAAGCGACCGTCACGAAAAGAGGGCATGCTCATTCATCTTTGTCCCGGAGCGTGGGAAATTGTGCATAAGCCGAAAGTGCGGGAACTTAGCATCGTGGCTTCCCCGGCATACGAGAATACGGTGTTTAAACCTGTGGGTTTCGGCGCTGCCATGAATGAGAGTCAACATGATGCCATCTTAACTTCATGCGCACAATGCTCTTGTTCAAAGTTACTGGAAAGTAACAAAAATGTGGGTTCTAAGCGTGAGCTGCAAGAACCTGAAAACAAACAAAATGAAACACGGGAGGTGAAGCCAATGTCTACTCCTCAAACAGGAGAGCAAGCAGACAAAAAGGCTTCTCCACATCAAGCACAAGGTATAGTTAACGTCGCACCTGGAGAGCAAGCTCCTAAGCAAGTGACATATGAAGAAATGATGACTCGACTTACACAGGTCGAGAACAAACTGCGGGAGACTCCTTCAGCATCAGACGCGGAAGTTGAGGCCCTCACAAAGAAAGTTGCAGAGTTAGAGGCGGATCTTGCGAAGAGAGCCACCAAGAGAAATCTAAGCAAGAAAATCGCTGACCTCGGCAAGAAACTGGCGGATCAAGGTATTGGGGCGGAAGAAACTCGGGAAGAAGGGGAACAAGAAGGAAAAGTTCCAACGATTCCGAAAGGTGAAAATGAGGCGAAGCGTGCAACTGGTCAAGGCATAGTCGCCATTGAGGAAGTCAGAAAGGACGCGTTAGGCAACATGGACTGGTTCAAGGATTTGTGCAAGGCCCGTACTGAACTCGTCGGATTCAAGTAAGGTGAAAAGATTTGTCCACTCCAGTTTTAGAAGGAACAAGTCCACTCATTGCAGACCGCTACATCGTCACCATGATAGCTGGCGAAGACCTTGCTATGGGTTTACTTGTGGAATTAACAGCCGCTTGGACGGTAAAGAGACCGACCGCTATTAACAGCCTTAAGGTCGTTGGCATAACAATGACTTCAGCTGTAAATGGCGGCAAAGTAAGCGTTGTATGCCGAGGTCTATGCCGAGCAACAGCGTATGGTGCGATTGCCGCAGGCGACCAATTAACTTCAGCGCAAGCAGGCAGTGAAGTCAACAAGGGACGCGTTCAAACAGATAATACGAGCAAAAACACTTCAGTAGTAGGCCATGCTGTCGAGGCAATCGCAAGCGGTGCCACCGGCGTTATACTTCTTTGGTAAGGTGTTCTTGAATGAGCTTTGTAAGAGATGCACTTTCTTGGATTGACACAGGAGCCGTTCAGTATCCGTCACTTCACAAGAAAATCATCGAATTAACCATGCCCGCGCTCGTCGTCAAGAAACTCTTTCCAGAGTTTCCACTTGTCGCAGGTAAGACCGCTACGTTCGTGAAACAATCAGGTTCCAGAAGCGCCGCCATAAGCGAGTCAAGCGAAGGCGCGGAGATAATGATGGATTTCACGCCTTACTCAACCGTAACCGTCACGCCTTACAAGAAAGGTCAGAGACAGCGGGTGACACGGGAGAACATAGAAGACCTGTACATTGCCGTCATCGAAGACCAGCTTAGACGACTCGCGAGACGAATGGCCTACACGATAGACCTTGACTGCATGAATGTAATCGGCGCCGGTGCTGCAAGCACATCAGCAGGAAGCGGTCTGAGTCTAGGCGCCACGGGCACAGAGTTCACCATCGCGGGTGGTATAGGCACGAAAGACATTCTGTGGGCTGAGGCTAAGATTGCAAGTTACAACTTTGTTGCCGACTCACTCATCTGCAACCCGGTAAACGCTAGGGACTTGAAGTATCTGCCCCAGTTCACTCTTGCCTCACAATATGGCGAAGCAGTCATACAAACAGGCGCCATCGGCCAAGTGTACGGCCTGAACCTGTACGTCAGCAATGTTTGCTCAGCTGGCACGGCGTATGTTGTGAGCACGGGCCAGAACCTGAGTGCCTCATACGCGCCAATGGGATTCTTCATCATCAAGCGACCATTGATGACCGACATTAACATGGTGAAAGAGTTCGACAGCGTAGAAGTGATTCTGAGCACGAGGTACGCGCCCGTTGTGCTGAATGGAGAATGCATATCCCGAATAACAGGCTTGGCTACGACGTAAACTTGAGCCCTCTTAAGCCCTCGCGTAGATTGCAACCTACGCAAAAAGCTCTCAAACGAGTAAAATCCCACGTTTTATTTTTCCTAGTTTAGTCTCAAAGCTCACTCACATGCGGAGTGGGCGGGACAAGAACCCGCAAAAAATCGCGGGGGGTGAGATTTTGAGTGAAAACAGACTCAACAGTACATTGGGCCTAGTGATAATCTTCGTTTCCGTGGTTTTCATCGTGGTCGAGGCATCTATTTGGACTGGAGCCATCAGCATTCAGCAGTTGGGCAACCTTAACAACGGTTTGGACAAGCTGCTTGACAATCCGGCCTTTGTGGGTCTGCTTGTGTCAGTGTTCGTGGGTGTTGCAAGCGGTTTCATGCAGAACGTGTTGAAAGAGAATGAAACGTTTAGCATCGTCAAATTTGGCGAGACTTTCTACTATTATGAGCCGCTGATGATTCTAGTCGCCCAGTTCATTCCAGTCAAATACGGTGTCGTGTTGCTCTTCGCTGTTGACGTTGTCAGACGAGTGGTGTTGAAACTAGTCCCTCAAAAGTAGTTTTTCCCCCTTTTTCTTTTTCAATTCATGTCGCTCAAGGTGTGTTTCAAATTGAGCATGTATCTAAAAGCATTAGTCATCCGTGATGACGAGGGCAAGTTCAAAGACATGGGCGACGTTCTCGCCGTCGCGCGCGCTGAAGGGAAGAAAATCTTCAAGACTCGCGAGAATGTTCAAGTCATACGCTTATTTTTCGAGCGTGACATCGGTTGGGTTGCCATTATTGGGTGTTCAGGCTCGCTGGGTGTTAGCGAGGGAAAAAAGTTGAAGAATGAAGAGTAGACAAGTAAACGAGAAAAGTTCCATTTCCCTAAAATCCACTCTTTTGAATTTGAAGTGGTGGCAAGCCACAATAATGATAGTTACGGTTCTGCTTGCCGCAGGATTCGCAGCCTCGCAGGGCGTTAACGTTTCAGTTAACGTAAACTTAGAGGCACGGGTGGAGGCGCTTGAGAACCGCGTTGACATTCCAGTGAACAGCACTCTCAGCGCGTTCAGGAAGAGCAACAGTTACATCGTGAGCTTGGTTGACACGTATGCTTGTCTTCAGAATGGCAGCCAGGCTAAGCTGTGTGACTTTTCAACTAATCACTCACGCCCAATTATGGTTGGCCTTGGCAACGCGTCGTTAAATGGCGGAAGCGTCTACATTGCTGAGGGCTCATACTCTGCAAGCATTATTTTGAAGAATAACACTAGACTCGTGATTGATGATGGCGCTAAAGGAATAACCATTTCAGGAGTGGACCCCAGCGCAAGCTGCATCGTAGATGATTTCAACAGCGGGAGTTTCCGCTATTACGCGAACGGGCTGCTTTACAGTCAGTTTGATTATGTGCATGGGAATTTGCTCACGGTCTCCGCAAACCTCACTACTATTTACGTTAACACAATCGACAGTATCACGGGTAACGTTGTCAAAATTCTCAGACTCATCGTCGAAAACGGAACCAGCTTTCCGTCAGGTCCCTCTGTGGGCTACTTGTTCTTCCGCAAGGATTGGAGCACACTGTGTGTTTACGATGGCTCAGTTTGGGTGAATTGTTCAGGGGGAGGGGGCGCAGGCCCGGACCTGAGTATGTATCTACTCCAGAATGGCTCAAGACCTTTAACGGCAGATTGGAACGTGGGCGGTTATGGCATTTACGGGGTAACGTGGCTTAACACTACAAACATTAACCTCAACGGTGGGAACATCTATTTCAATCAAGGTCAAGCTGTAAACATGACATTTTGGAAGGGCACAAGTTTCCCTGAAAACTCTGTTGCTGGTCAACCATTCTTCCGGACAGATTTGAATGGACTTTACGTTTACAATGGCACAGCATGGCTTCAATCCAGTGGTAGCGGTGATGGCGGAGGAGGAGCCATAATCATTAACAGAGCGAAAGGATTGACAGACGTTGGCTTGTCAAACTGGGGTACACCGCCTAGTAATCTGCAATATGCCACTGATGAGGATTATAGTACAAGGACCACTATGGGAACTACATTAGTGAATGGAAGTGCCACCACATACGGAACTATGATGTATGACTTAGGACAGATTTATGACCGAATCGAGGTTTCAATGAAAATCATGTTTGGAAATACCATTGCAGGAGGAGCTTACGGCAGAGTTTACGTCGAGATTGGTGACAACAACAGTGTGACTCTGCGAACTGGAGGTTATCACAGCTGCGTTTGCGAAGAATGGGTTCAAGATGCTGATCAGATTCAGTGGGCGCACGCAATGGGGAGTGGTAGATACATTCTGATAGGTTGGTATGCATCAGCTAGCACCGGTACGTGGAGAGGTGCAATGTACGAGTTTAAGGTTTGGCAGTCAATAAACGGGACTCAACCCGTTCTGCCATTCGGCTACCTGGTTTACAAAAGCGGCAGCACATATTACATGGAAGACTCAGTGGGCAACCTTGACTATTCAAGCACAGACTTTAGCTCAGTCACGAACTCAGCGTTAGGTAACACGTCCAAAGGCAGTTATGTCTATCTCAAAGGTGCCACAACTACCCCCGACTATTATTGGATTACTAGCACAATCTATGTTCCTGACCAAGTTGGATTGCGAGTGGAAGGCTGGGACTATGACAGCACGATTCTTGCGTCAGCCAGCGACATCGATTATATTTGGCTATGTGGTGAAGCGAGCTGGATTGAAAATGTCTATTTGGAAAGCACACAGACATCCTTCAGCCATACGATGTTAACGGTTAACGGAAGTTTCTGCAACGTCAACCATATCCACATGGTTAGAGGCGGCTCTAAAGCTATGGGCGGTACAGGACTTAAAGTAGTTGCTGGTTCCGTGATATACAGCACTTTTAACCAGATAGCCATCCAAGGCAATTTCACCAATGGAGTCGTGCTTGAGAATAGTTTGACATTTTCGGGTTATTATATAAATCAGAACGAGTTTCGCAATATCCAAGTTGGACTTAGCGACTATGGCTATCATTACGGATATATCCTTAACAAAACTAACACCGGCGACATGTATGGAAACACTTTTTACGGTTGCACAATCGACCTTGGATTCAACGGCACATACATCTACATCAACAATGCCGCCAGCACACAATTCTTTGATTTCAAGACTTGGGACACGTTTACAGGCGCGACACTCCTAAATATAGTTGATGCTGATACGACGAACACAAGATTCTTCGGCGGCTTACTCAGTTACAACATTTCTCCAAACATCATAAATAATGGAGTCCGCACGGTTTTTGACCATGTGGTAGGTCTCGTTACTCAGAATTATGTTATCGCAACAAACACCACTGCTGTGACGTTTACCTTTAATCATGGATGTTCCATTCAGCCTAACATCGTTCACGCGAGTTTCAATACTAAAAATGTTTTGGGGTATGAGTGGTCCGTTACTCCTACTCAAGTGACAATAACAATTTCGTGGAATGCTACTGTAGGCACGTTGCCCGCGACTATGGAATGTTACGCTGAGTGCATATATGACCCATCGATTGGTGAATAACACATAATCACGGGGTTTATTGTATGAGTACGTTTGTCTCGGGAAGCGCAACAATATTAGCGAACACATACTTTGTTGATGTCGCCCATGGCTTACTTTCCACACCTAGTATCAACGACATAACGTTAACTCCGCAAGATGACTTAGGTGGTCGTCAAGTGTGGCCCGGTAACGTTGGGCCAATAACGTTTCGCATTAACATAAGTGATGCTGACCCCCTGCTTAATCATGTTATCAGCTATACAATAAAAGTACCAGCAGCTCCCGGACCACCAACACCCGAGTTTTACGTCACTGTCTCAGAGGTTCAAGCAGCTCTAAACGCTTCACATGATGAGAGCGGCGAAACTTACACGGTTTTCGGCTTACTTGTTATGGGATTCTCTTTTGACGCGCACGTTGATTTCGCGAACTTGTACGTGTACGCTATCGTAGGCTCATTGCTCGAAATGACTGACCAGCGTTACAATTGGGCGAAAATGGCTGCGCTCGACCTCGCGTGCTTGCGTATTTTGGTGGCTGCGAGTGGCGGCATGCTCGTAGGCGCCTTTGATTATCATCTTGGCGACTTAGGCGCTGGGAAGAGTTCGATTGGTAGGTTAGCGTTTGAGAACGCAATTCAGGGTTTTCGCGAGGACCTTCTCAGAGTGCTGATGAACTTTGCCAAGCCTGTTGTAGCTGCTGAGGCGAGTGCGAAAGAGGATGTCCCGACTTATCGTGGAGGATTGATCAATCCATGAGCAAAGTCTTAGGAAAGGGCAACTATGTCGTTGCGAAAGTTAACAATGTGAAGATGGTTTTGACGAGTGCCGAGTTGCAGAAGCTTCTGGACAACGGTTATGATGTCGAAGTGATCTCTCCATCGTAAACCATCCTGAAACCTCCCTCTGGAGCGTTGGGCCCTTTTGCCGGCGGTGAAATTTGATCCTGGAGAAGCTAACGAAGCTGAGTAAGATTGTCTGCAAGAATTGTCCTACGAGTGATTATGCTGTTTGCAGCAAGTGTGAACTTCATTCTTTGATAAATAACTTGCTGAGGGAGAGGTCGTGATCGTAAGCGGCTTCTAAAGGAGAGAGAGAAGATGACAATAATGACGAGTGTTGCTGAAAACGTAAGTGCAGTTTTGCATGATAATTGGAGCTTAAGTGACCCTCTGAAAACAAGCATAGAGTGGGGAGTCAAACGCGTAGATGTCATAACTTGGCTGAAAACTTCCGGAAAAACGTATGCCATAGCCTGTTACAGTCCGGGATTAACCGCTGAAAAAGTGATAGCTTCGAATTGGTGGCGTGTCGATGAAACTGTCACCGTGGACCTTTGTATCAAAGTTTCCCCCCTAAACATCAATGACATGTTAGCGAAACGCACAGCAATGAGAAACGAGATACTGCGGATAATTCATGACAAGCAAAACAGCATAACAGACGTCCAGTTCGCCTATCCCGTGAGGGAGCCCGTTCAGGTTGAAGCTGAAAACATGCTTCGACTCACTATTCTTGTTAACTGTGTGTATTTTCATAAGAAAACTTGAAGGAGAGTGAAAAAAATTGAGTACACCATATACAGGTGCAGCGGTAAAGGCACAGTACGTTGAAGAGGTAACGTATGGGCAAACGCCCACAAATCCCACGTTCTTATGGATTGGCATAATCCAGAACGTGGAACCCAGCTATGACCGGGGCTTGATTAAGCTTCCAGGCATCGGAACGCGAGACTTAACGTACATCCTGAAAGGCTTGGCGCAGTATGGCGTGGCGTTGCAGTACGCGTATCAAAACAAGACTTTTCTACACTTCGTCAAAGACCTCAACGACTTTAGCCTAGAAACTTGGTTTGAAAAAGGCTCGCTGATAAACAGTTACTTGAACAAGGGCGGGATGATCAACGCTTTAACAGTCTCCGCTAGCGTGAACGAGCAAGTAACCGTGAAACCGGATATAATACTGCAAGACGTTGCTATGAGCACAAATCACCCAAGCGGCGCAACGTACGCGAACGACCCGGGAACAGTACCCAAGACTTGGTACGACACTCAAGCAACCTTAGACGCAGCCGTGATAGACGCGCTCACGGATTGGCACTTCACCGTGAACAACAACTTGCAGCGTTTTCCGGTGATTCGAAGCACGAGCGGCGACCTGTTAAAGTTTCTGATAGAGAGACAGAGACAGCTCAGCGGAGAGTTAACCGTTGCTTACATGGATTCCGCCCTACTTGCGAAAGTTACCGGAGCCACAGAGTTTACACTTGTGTTCACCGTAGGCTCAGACACGTTTACTTTCAACAACTGCAAGTTTGACGCGGGACGCTTCGCTGCTAAGCCTGTCGAGGTTGTGCCCCAACGGTTACCATGGACAGCCAAAACGCTAGCAATCGCATAAACGAAGGCGCGTTTTCATGGAAGAGATTGTTCTGGAAGTCGATGACAGTTTCGGCGTGAAGTACGCGGGAAAATACGTTTTCCACGGCATAACATGGGGCAAATACTCCGCTTTGCTCACGAAGTATTCCGTGACGGACAAGCTTACGGGCCAAATTCTCAGTGTGGACAACGAAAACTTTAACGCGGAACAGATTTTGTCAAGCTTGAGAAGTCAACCTGAAGGAAACCCAGTGACTTTCGAAAGCCTGATCAGTCATGATTCAGAAAAGGGGATTCCTGCGCTCTTAGGCGCTAAACTGCTCGAATGTGCAAGCAAAGTCAATCTTCTATCAACGCAAGAAATTAACGAACTTACTCTGAGTGTTCTGCGAAAGAAACCCACCATAAAGGTGATTGAAGCGTTCCTCTGCCATGAATTGAAATGCAGGCCCAGTGAACTCACGGAGGAAAGTGCCAAAAAAATCCACGAATTAATCGTGTTCCTTGACGCGCAAGCAAAAACAATCCCAGAAAAGTCAGAAAAGGTTGGATTCACATGAGCGTCGAAATGACTGTTGATGGTGCTGAGGAATTGGCAAGTTGGCTTGCAAGCTTAAATGATGAGATCAAAGAAAAGACGTTAAATCGAATGCAGGATATTGTGGACAATGCTGTGGAGCGTGCGAGAAGTGAGGCTCCGGTTCGTACTGGAAGGCTCCGAGCCAGCATAGGTTGGGACAGAATAGAAGAGGGGTACCGAATATTCGCGGGGGCTGCTTACGCGGTTTACCAAGAGTTTGGGACACGGTTTATTCCAGCGAGGTTGTTCATGACTCACGCCTGGCAAACCATCATGGAAAGGTGGCAAGAATTAACCGCGAGTGTTAGTGAGGCTCTTTTTGCGTAGGTTGCAATCTACGCAAGAAGTGTCTTAGGAGAGGGTTGAAGTGTCTGAAGAAGTCGAAAAGCGTGTTGTAATCACATTTTCCGCGCGCAACTTGATTAAGGAGACTGCTGACGAGATTCAGGTTAACCTTCGTGGCTTGAGCTTTCAATTCATGGGCTTGGGCTACAGCATCAACGAGATGAACCGCTTACTCTTCAACAGCAGCGCGATAGGGAAAGAGTTCGCGGGAGTGATGCAAACCGTGGGAGCGGCTTTACGCATTGCAAACATCGTGTCATCATTAACTTCAGCGTTGCAGGCGTTAAGTCAAGCATCATGGGTCGTCACGATAGCTGAGCACGCAAGGGCAGTGGCACACTTCATTGCAAACGCGGTAGCCAGTTGGGGTGTGGCTGTGCCCATAATGCTCGCGGCAGCAGCGGCAGTGGGGGGTTTGACATACTACTTTTCAACGGGAGGCGGGATGGGTGGAGGCGCACCAACCGCGCTCGGTTCGTACGCCGGTAGGCAGTTCGGTGGCTTGGTTACTCAGCCAGGCCTGTACTACTTGCATGGTGGCGAGGTTGTTCCACGCATGACTGCTGGAACCACTGCGTATGATGTCGTCAGGGGCGGATCCCCGGGCGGCATGACCGTAATGTTGAATGACCCTGTTTTCCGCAATAGGGGCGACATGGATTATCTTGTGGATAGGCTTAAGAGGATGGGGCAAGCTTGAGCGTTGCTGAAGCGCAGGCGCGAGTGGAGATTTTCAGGGGACCGGGGTTTGCGGATGACAACTTCGCTAAGGCATGGAGCCTAATAACTGGGGGGTCCTCGAGTTTCAGCACGGATGGCGACATAGTCACGGTTAATTCTGGCGATCAATCGGCTGGAACAATTGAGAAAAGTTTCACGGGCTTATCTTCTGACAGTTATCCCAGAATCCAATTCAAAGTAACTGACGTAAACGGCACTTGGGTCCTAAGCTTGTATGATGGTTCATCTTGGGATGTCATAGCCTCAGGGACTTCACCTGCACTCTTAGACGTTGCGTTGTTGTCCGGAAAAACCTACAGCAAAATAAGGTTAACTGTGGAGGGTGGCACGGGAAAGACAGCGAAGTTTGATTATGTTTTCATCTGTAAGAATCAGATGCTTATCCCCACAGATGTAACACACGAACTCACGATTACACGTCCCCTGCTTGAAATGGGTGTGGCAGGCGCGAACCTGGCATTACCTAACAATGGTGGGCTTTACACGGGCCTGATCACACAGTTTGATCGCATCCTCATTTACCTTTGGCGTGTCGGCGCTTCCATGAAAAAAGCGTTCGGAGGGGTAATAAGTGACTATGCGTACAAGGGCAACGCGCAGACTCTGGAATATTACTTAACCTTTGAATGCATGGACCTTGGTCAACAGTTACTCGCGCCAGAAGCACTCTTGACCAAAATGTACAAAGGCGTCAATGGACGCACAATCATAAAAGAGTGTATCAACACCGTGTGCGGACAACTGACTGACCTTTTTGTGGACGTGGATAACGACATAGTTAGCACACACGACATAATGCTGGAGGATGCTGTTCCGTACTCAACGATTCTTGAAATATGCAAAAAAGCCACTACCGTAGGAGGCATCGTTGGGTTTGATAGTTACGTGGACCCTGCTGGTAACGTTCATGTTTTCGCACGAAACAAGTACACCAGCACCGTCGACTTAACCGACAAAATCAGCGATTATGAAAGAAAAATTCAGGCACACCGCATTGAGAACAAGATAAATGTCTATGGGAAAAAGGAGTTACTGTTGCCAACAGATGGGGATGCATGGACGGAAAGTGACACGACCGGCTGGTCTTGCCGGAACGCAGCGGGCACTCCGGGAACTGTGGGTACGAGCACAAGCCGGAAAGTTGGAAGTTATAGTATCAACTGTGTGGTTCCTTCCGGTGGTGGAGCGCCCGGGCACATTATCAAAAAGACGTTTCCTCAGATCAAGATTTTGACGAGAGACGGTTATGATAAGTTGCACTTATGGGCGATGTATCTTACGGTTTACAACGCCCTTTGGAGTCTCAGAATCCTAGCACCCGATGAAGACAATTACTTCTGGTATGATTGTCACGGCGTCTGGATGGGGGGTGACGTGTCAGGCCGCTACCCGACTGAACACACCATCAACTTGGCAAATTTTGACAGCATGGTAGGTTCTCCAGACATAACGAATGTGCAAGGATTCATCCTATACTTTTACGTTGGCCCGGGTGTGAGCGATTACACGTACACTTTTGACAACGTGTATTTTGCTCAAAGAAGTTATCGTGGTTACGCTCAAAATTCCGTGAGCATCGGTAAATATGGTGCACGATATGCAGAAAGCCAAACAGATGAAGAACTAAAAAGCGACCATGAATGTGAACAAAAAGCGGAAAGTCTCATCGAGTTCTTGAAAGAACCTGTGGAAAGCATCAATTTGACAGTGTTGGGCAATAACGGCTTTGTTCCCGGTGATAAACTGCCTGTTGTGATAAGCAATGACGCGTTGAGCGCTTACTACCGCATTCTGGAAGCACGTTACGTTGTGCGGGACGTGCGATGGGACGCACTGTTAAAATTGAGCAATGAACCGAAAATCATAGATTACATTCACGCCAGCACTGCAAGCCCACGTTACGCGGGAGCCACTGTGATTATTCCACGTGACTTCAGCACGATTCATGAAGGAATCAACGCGATAGCGGTGAGTTAGCATGGATAAAACGGTTAAATCGTATGGCGGGGGCACGGAAGGCGAAGAGTACGTCGCGTGTTCAGCCAAAGTCATGACACCAGAAACAAAGTGGAATCGTCATGTTGATAGTAGCAAGCTTTTCACAAGCATTCAGGAGGCAATAAATAGCCTTGCGTGAGGAAGACGTTCGAGAGGAAATTGACCATGTTGAGAACATGGCAGCCTTGAGAAAACGAAGGATGATGCTTGAAAACTTTACCATGCAAGACTTAGGCTGCTCTGCGGTCGGCAACATCTATCCGAGTCAAGATTTAGGAAAGGATGGTTCAGACCTGCAGAAGATTATCAATCAAACAACGAGATCAGTTCAGGCGAGACAAACATGTGCGGAAAGAAAGGCTAAAGATTACGTGGCGAAGGTTCTCAGCGAAGGATATTACAGGTACTTGCAACTGCGGAAAAAGTTAGGCTTGCCCAAAGAGAGTATTAGAGTCTCTCATTGGAATCAGTACAAATTCAATGATTATCTTAGCTTGATAAATCCGGGTGGGCTTGTCTGGGTTGCTGAAGGAACGATGGAGAATGTTAATGCCATAACGAAAGATGTGCCCATAAGTCTTCAAGGCACAGGTTCTTCCACTATAATAAAGCCCGTTGCGAACAAGTATGCCTTTGAAAGGTTAAGCGACACGATGTATGATTTCATGGGTGAAATCGCGAATTTTAAGATTGATGGAGAAGGCATTTCCGGAAGCGGAGGAATAAAATTCGACAAAGTGAATCACACTTCCGTCCGTGACATCATCATAAGAACTCAGTCTCACGGAATAGACATTGGCACGTGCTATAACATTCACGTCCATAACGGCAGAATCTCTGCTATCGGCAGCGAGTCTTGCGGGATAAAAGTGCACCCTGCCAGTGGACAGGTCTCAGCAGATTTCATGCTTGACAATACCACGATTCATGATAGTCCTTACGGCTTGGCGTTTTTAGAAGGGGCAAACGGCCCATGGGTCACGAATGTCGTGGTGTTGGGAAGCTCAGAAATTGGCATATTGCTTGAAGGCGTTTGGTGTGGAGGATTCTTCGCGAACGTTGCCGCAGATCAGTGTGCCGGTGATGGATGGGTTCTCAGGGACACGGTTAACAAGTACACCATTACAGTTTTGATGAGGAACTGTTGGGCAAGTTCATGCAGGCATGGGATGCTCATAAAAGGGCAATATGAAGACAAAGGAGTTATAGAGTGCAATATCGATGGATATTTCGGAGTAAACAAGCTCACAGGAATAAGAATCGAGGGTTGGGTGGAACATGTTTTCATCCACGACAGTTTTATCCGGGACAACAATCAAGATAATGTTTCAGACATAAACTCTACCAACTTGTTAATCTATAACAGTCCGTTCTTCGTGAATGTTAAAGGCTGCCGGTTAGGATGGATTTACACAAGTCCCACGAATCGCACTTACGCGGCTAGAGTTTGGGCTGATAATAACGCTCCAAGATGGACCATCACAAGGTTCACCGACTGCACAATTAAAGATGGCTTCAACCCAGTTCACGCAAAAATCGGGTTAAAAAACACATCATCATACATTCTCGATTTTCTCTTTCAACACCTATATGGAATTGAAGTTTATCCGCGCACAAAGGCTTGGCTTGTCGAAAGTGGCTCCACAAGCGAGGTACTCATCCACGACAGCGAAGGATGGCTTAGCGGGCAAGACTTGTTGCCACCTGCAGGAGTGGCTAATGATGGCAAAATCGGCTATCTTAATCAAGGGGGAGCAAACAAGGGACAAGCTTTCATTTGTATGCGGAAAAGTGACAATACATATGAATGGGTGAAGTTCGCGGAGACAACAGTATAAAATCATAGTTATGTAAATAAGGAGAAGTGTTAAGACTTGGCTTGGGCTGGAGAATCCATTCACAACGCGATTCTTAGCGGGCTTACGAGCGCTCCATTAGGCAAGAAAGTGACTAAGATACAGGGCACGTATTCCGGGGGCATGCTTGAAACGATAAAATTCTATCAAGACACCGAGCTACTTTTCACACTTACATTCACGTGGAACGCGGACGGTACTTTCCAATCTGTCATTCGAACTTAAGTAAAAATGTGAAGAGAGCTGCAGGCCACCGGCATTTTCAAGGGGTTTAGGCTTGAAAAATCTCCGCGCGAACAGAGAAGTGCGCGGCAGCCCACAACCCTCATCAGATCAATGTGCGATTTTACGTTAAGTTTCGCGCTAAAAGCAGGTGATGAAATCAGATGACTATTACTTACGACGTTGCAACTAACGTGCTCAAAGCCACTAATGTTCCTATTGGAAGCCCCATTGGTTTTATAGACCTCTGGAACGCTGACAAGGCTGGCACATTGAGCCTTCACGCACGCACGGGCATAACCGGTGTTGATGCAAGCCCGGTGAACCTGACCCGGAATGCGCGTCCAACAGATCGTGTGGTTTTGGGCGGCGCTAAACAAGACTTGTACGTTATCGTCACTGCATGGACGAACATGACGAGTGCCACTGTTCGCCTCCTCGGCACAGACACAAGCGACGCGGCTCAGACTGAAGACCTTAACATCACGGGCAACGGCACTTACTACGCAACCAAATACTTTAAAACCTTGACTCAAACCCAAGTCACAGCATTCACGAAAAGCGATAGCGGGTCCTTCGCTTATGAAGTTAAGCAGGCCCAGTGGGGCGTGGTGTGGAAACAGGGTTCGACTCAATTTCAGCTTGACGCGAAAATCGACCTAAGCGATGGAATAACGGATGTTTACTTTGTTGACACTGAGAAACAAGTGACTTTTTCTAATGGCGTAGTCGGAGTAGCCTATGGAAGCCTCATAAGAGTTCGCGGTTATGGTCACTTCAGACTTGGCATCTTGGATGATGCTTCTTCAAAAACTGGTTCTAGAGGTTGCACGATAATAAGCTTGGAATCTTCGATTACTAATGGCATTCTTCTTAACAATGAAGGCGACATAGGAGTAATCGAACTGTACGCGACGACTCTTGACTGTCCCAACGCCGAACACAGGCTTTCCATAAAAAACACGGACAAAATCTATGGCTGTTCCTTCGTCAACAACGTTTTGCCGAGACTCTGCGTTATAGACCTCTTCAGTCTCATCACAGCAAAGGGCAACGCTGCCCTATACGGAACTTCCGGCACTCTTGACCGGGTTCTCGCAAGTGGTTTCACATACGCTTTTCAGGCTTACGAAAACTACGCTGCCCTAAACATCTCCAATGTTACCATCAGAAATTGCACTTACATTATGCAAGGTACGCGCATCAGTGTTGATCAATACTTGAAAAACGTGGATTCCAACACATGGCTGTTTTATTGGTCGGGGACAGGTGCCGGCAAGGTTTACCGTCAATACACGCTTGACATCAAAGTCACTGACAAAGACAACAATCCAATAAGCGGTGCAACAGTTGTCGTGAAAGACAAAGACGGTAACACAATCTTCAGTGTCACCACGGCTGCCGACGGCACGATCACTCAGCAAACCGTGAATCGAGGTTACTACACTCAAGCCAACGGCAACACTCTTACGGATTATAGTCCTCACACTTTAACCATTTCAAAGGCAGGATACCAAACTTACGTTAAGAAGTTCACGTTAGGTGCTGCTGTCAATTGGGAAATCAAACTGGCAAAGGCTCAAGCAGTATTCCTAAACAGCGGTAACCCAGTTCTGAACTTGCTGCCAGCTGACCCGGAAAACAAACTTGTCATGACGCTTTAGCATGGCGCTGGTTGACGTTCAGAAAAAAACGTCGAATAACGCATACCCAACACGACGGTTTAGGGTGACATTGCGCTTTGTTTTTGCCGTGATAAATATAGTTTAACATAATTGGAGATTACCCGTTCTACGATAAAAACGTGTTCCTCATAGTCTAACACTGATGGTGTCAAGCGATGAAGCCGAAGATTCTTGAAGAAGTCAAAAAGGTAGGTCTAGGCGACCTTGTTCGCGTTGAATGGTGCGACGCGAGCATAGGCAAAAGCTTAGGCAGTGGAATGGCAGTTGATGTTACAGTGAGCAGCTGGGGCCTTTTCATAGGGGTCTTGGGCGAGAAAAGTAAGCATGTGATCTTGGCGCAGAACAATTTTCGCTACGCAGACGGACTGTATGACATTGATTACACGGCGATTCCGCTCACCTGGACGGTTAAGATCCTTGTCATAGCCAAGAATTGCATCCAGGCAGGAGACGCTAAGGAGCTTCTTCACAGTTTCTTGATGGGTGGCCGCCGTGCTATCCCTAAGCGAAAGAGACAGGAAAGGGTCGTGAATCATCATGAAAGACTGGATTAAACGGGCACTGACAAAAACTGTGGCCTATAAAGGACCGCGAGGAAAACAGGAGATTATACTCATTCAGCCGAATGAACGCCTTGTTCTGTTTGTGAAGTTTGCGATCGGCATGACATTCTCTCTTGCCGCACTTGAAGTTGCTCATCTCGCGTTTTTAAGAGCTTGGAGTAGTGAGATTTTCGCTGCAATAACTGGGCTGATCGGCACGGTTACGGGCGTTTTGGTCGGTAAACATACGTAGCCAGGTTTGAGTTCCCCTTTTTTTGAAGATTGACTTGAAGGAGCGGATGCTATGAACGTTGGAAAGGCGAAGTTGGGGAAGTTGCGGAAGAAGTTGAAGCGGAGACAGGTTGAAGGTGATACACGGTGAGAAGGCGGAAAGAGTTTTTTAGGATCTGCAGGTCTGCCAGGCGTTACGATCGTCGTACGGGAAAGTTTGTCATCAATATCGCGTATGAGACCGCTGCGCCCAAGGTTAGTGATAGGGTTCTTGCGGTTGCTGAGGGTTTCGGCCTCGGCCTGGACGAGGGGGAAAAGTTCGTTTTGTACGAGAATGTTAGCTTGAAGATTGGTCGTCGAGACGTTGTTTACGTCACTGGCGACAGTGGATCGGGCAAAAGTGTTTTGCTGAGGGCCTTGGAACAAGATATTAAGCAGGGAATGCATGCGACTTGCATTAACATAGCTGGGGTGAAGCCTGAGCCTGGGAAGCCGCTTATCGAGACCGTCGGTTGTACCGTTGAAGAGGGAATGGAGCTGCTTGCGAAAGTTGGCCTTGGAGATGCTTTCCTGTTCCTGCGCAGCTTTGACCAGCTCTCAGACGGCCAAAAGTACCGTTACCGCATTGCAAAGATGATTGAGAGCAGAGCGGAGTTTTGGGTTGCCGACGAGTTTGCAGCCACTCTTGACCGAGACACCGCTAAGATTGTTGCTTTTAATCTTCAGAAGCTCGCGAGTCAGCAGGGCAAAACGGTTCTTGTCGCCACAACTCACACGGATCTTCTTGGAGATTTGAGTCCTAGCGTTCATATACACAAACGTTTCGGTAAGGAGATAACGGTAAAATACTATCCCAATAAACCTGCTGAAGAATGTAGCCTTGTAAAAGAAATGCGGATTACAGAAGGTTCAACGACAGATTGGCGAAAACTCGCATGCTTTCACTATCGAAGCCACAAGATAGTTGGTCCACGTAAGGTCTTCTGCCTCAAGCGCGGTGATGAATTGTGCGGAGTAATCGCCTATTGTTATCCGCCACCCGCGTGTTTTGGACGAAGGCTCGTTCTGCCAAAGATGTCTATGAGCGAATTGAACGAGAAGTTAAGCATCATAAGCCGAGTGGTTGTCCACCCAAAGTACAGAAGCATCGGCATAGGCAGTAAACTTGTCAAGGAGACACTGCCTCTAGCTGGCACGCAATACATTGAAATGTCTGCGGTCATGGCAAAATACAACCCTTTTGCAGAGAGAGCGGGAATGAAAAAAGTGGCTGAGCAGCCCCCTGCCAAGGAGGCTTTGAAAGTTGCGGAAACTCTCCTGCTGTTAGGATTCAATACTGAGCTGTTGAGCAGCAGAAACTACCTGACGGGTAAGCTACATACTATAAGGGAGGAGGATGCGACAGAAATAAGAAACGCCTTGATTAAGCATGCTCACAGTCGCTTCCAAAAACACTTCTTCCCTCACACGCCGTTTGGCAGAAGAGAAGAGTACGGAAAAAAGGTGGCGGAGTCCAGCTTGAGCGAGCTCACAGAGTTGATCAGGATCTGTGCCTTCCTGTTGCAGACGAAAGTTTACCTTTTTTGGCAGCGCAGTTAAAAGTATCTTGCCAGTTTGGAGCAGTGAGGTTTTCGCGGCTATAATGAGCATATGCAATTCATTCAACATAGAACAGGGACGAACAGATACGAACTCCTCCGCTAATCGGTGTTTGGGTTTGGGGTAAAGTTTTATATAAATCGATCGATCGAGAAAAGCCTTTAACAACCTCGCCAAGAATCGTAAGGTTTTATTCTGAGAAAGGATACAAGTAAGGTAGGCTCTCAGAGGAAATAGCAAGTGTGGATAGCAACCTCACATGCATGGATATCTCATGCATTCTGGCTGCATCACTTGCTTTAGCCTATTCTGACCTACCTTCACTTTCATCCTTTTGGCTTCATATTCTGGCTACGATCTTCAGGCGGAACAAGACGATAATATTTTACTGGCTTGTCCTCTTGCGTCTGTTGAACGCTAGGAAATCTGTCAAATCTGTCAAGAATTCCGGCGTACTTTGACAGAATGTCTAGTAATGCCATCAGCTTTTCTATGGTCTGGTCTGTCTCGGTTTTCGGAGTATTTGGCTTCGGTTCTTGAAGCTTCTCAGCGTAGAAACGCCTATATTTCTGAAATTCGGATATAGCGAACACTGCTTCTTCAACGACTCTACTCCTAGATTCAAATCCAGTGGTCTCCGCATACTGGTCAATCACTTCAAGACATCTTGAGCTTAACGATAATGTCACTTTTTGTCTTCCAACTATTCTCAC